GGCGAGCTGGTCATTGCTTGTGATAACACCAATTACTGGCGTAAACAGGCATTCCCTTATTATAAGGCAAACCGTAAAAAGAATCAAGAAGCATCTGAGATGGATTGGAAATCTATCTTTGAATGCATGAATAAGATTCGTTCGGAACTTAAAGAATATTTCCCCTACAGAGTTATTGATGTTGAATCAGCAGAGGCCGATGATATTATCGGCACTCTCGTGAAAGAATTTGGAGCCGAAATTGGTGGTGCTCCAATATTGATCTTATCAGGCGATAAAGATTTCATTCAGCTTCATACATATTCAAATGTATCACAGTATGATCCTACTCGTAAAAAATGGGTTAAGCATGATGATCCAAATAAATTTCTCAAAGAACATATTATGAAAGGCGATGCAGGAGATGGCGTACCTAATATTCTCTCAAATGATAATTGCTTTGTGGTTGGTGACCGACAGAAGCCATTGACTACCAAAAAGATGGATAATCTTATGCATCTAGATATTTCACAGTATGATAGTGTTGTTGCTAGAAATTATCAACGTAATGCACAATTGATTGACCTGAGCTTTACACCGAAGGAAATTCGTAGTAAAGTTATGGAACAATATAATGCTCAAGCTGGACGGGATCGTTCAAAACTTATGAATTACTTTATCGCAAACAGATTGAAAAATCTTATGGAAAACATCGCGGAGTTTTAAATGCAAATTGGAATAGCAGAATTTTTAGAAAAAGTTGGCAAAATGAAAAAGACTCAAGAGAAAATTGAAGCTCTTAGGTTTAATGATAGTTTGCCATTACGTATTATCCTTCAGGGTGCTTATGATCCAGGAGTCGTATGGTTGTTGCCTCCAGGCGTACCACCATATAAACCAAATGACTTATTCGATCAGGAAAATGTTCTTATCAGAGATTGTCAAAAACTCAGATACTTTATTAAAGGTTTTCATGATGAGCTTGCGCAACTTAAAAGAGAAACAATGTTTGTTGAGTTTCTTGAGCGTTGTGCACCTGCCGATGCAGCGATGCTGAGCGAAATTAAAGACAAGAAGCCTATTAAAGGCATCACCCTTCAACACGTAGTAGAGGCACTTCCAGGATTGATCAATGGGCAAGTCAGCGCTTAATAAGTATAAAAGATATGACTATGAAGATGAGGAGGAATATTCTTCCTCATCTAACTATCTCGAAAAGAAAAGAAAAAAAAGAGTAAATCAGGCTTTGAAAACTAAGAACATAGACATATTGATCGAGATAGATAATGAGGGAATTGACCCTATAGATTATGAAGAAGATGTAGAAGATAATCTAGAATACATGAAAGTGGAATGGAAATAATGCCAACGTATAGGTTTGTAAATAATGAAACTGGCGAGGAGTTCGAGGACTTTATGAGTATCTCGGCTCTAGATGTATATCTAAATGAAAATAAAAACATAACTCAATTAGTAAACGGCGCTCCTTTAATTTCTTCTGGCAGAGGTATGGGTAAACCAGACAATGGTTTCCGAGATCTGTTAAAAAATATTAAGAAGGAACATAGCAAAGGTATTTCAAGGAGTACCGTCAATACATTTTAATAAGGACCATTATGGAAACGAATCAAAGGTTAACAAGAAAAGAAAAAAGAATCCTTCGTCAAAACGGTCAGAAAGAAATAAATCAAGAGAAATTAAATTTTAAACTAAAGAATATAGATCCATTAACACAGAATCAAAAACTTTCTTTTGAAGCATATAATAGTGGTAAAAATTTAATGCTTCATGGTATTGCTGGTACTGGTAAAAGCTTTATCTCTCTTTATCTCGCTCTTGAACAAGTTCTTACGCAAGAAACTAATTATAAAAAAATTATTATCGTTAGAAGCGTAGTTCCTACTAGAGAAATGGGATTTCTTCCAGGCAATACAAAAGAGAAAACTAAAGTTTACGAAGCTCCATATTATGCAATTTGTTCAGAACTTTTTGGTAGAGGCGATTCTTATGAATACCTCAAACAAAAGGGAGTTGTAGATTTTATTTCTACTTCTTTTATTCGTGGTGTTACTCTTAATGATTGTATCATTATTGTTGATGAAATTGCTAACATGACATTACATGAACTTGATTCTGTTATTACACGTGTTGGTAAAAATTGCCGTATTATTTTCTCTGGAGATTTTAGACAGTCTGACTTTACCTTTGAGCGTGACAAAAATGGTCTAAAAGATTTCATAAAAATTATTCAAAGAATGAAGTCGTTTACTTTTATTGACTTCGATGAAAATGATATTGTTAGAAGTTCTATGGTGAAAGATTATATTATTCAGAAAGATAGGTTGAAGATTGTCGCGTAGAATATTTAAACATCAGTTTGTACCAGTTGTAGATCTTACTACTGAAACAATTGATGGACAAAGACATTATGTTTTAGAAGATGGCGTTACTAAGTTAAAATCAGTAACAACTATTCTAGGTGAAAAAACAGATAAGTCTGCATTACTTGAGTGGAGAAAACGTGTTGGCGATGAAGAAGCCAATCGTGTCTCCACTCAAGCTGCACGTAGAGGTACCTCTGTACATAATATGGCTGAGAAGTATCTTCTCAATGAGGATATGACACCTTTCTTTCAAAAAGAAATGCCAATTAATATAGAGACGTTTCAGAAGTTTCAACCTGTTTTAGATAAACATATTGGAACCATTTTAGGTATTGAAACACCACTGGCTTCTAAAGTTCTCAAGTGTGCAGGTCGAACAGACCTTGTAGCAGAGTATGATGGTGTATTGTCTATTATTGACTTTAAGACATCTAAAAGATTAAAAGACGAAAGTCATATCGAGAATTACTTTTTGCAAGCTACTGTTTACTCTATGATGTTTGAATGGACATATAACTTATCAGTTCCTAAAATTGTTATTATGATAGCCGTAGATGATGAAAGCACGCCTCAGATTTTCATCAAAGATCGTGCTTTTTATATTGATAAGGTGTTAGAGATCTTTAGAGGATAAATAGATAAAATAACCTTGAGGTCTATATGAAACGCTTTAAATCCTACATAGCCGAAATATTTAATTCGCCATATCCGCATCTGTATCTAGGTAGTAACGAAGAAGAGCATCAGACTGATGATCCTCAAGATACAGAACATACATATGGGTTCAATGCCCATGATAAAGATGGTAATTTAAAAATGATGCAAGTTAATATTATGCATCAAGCAGGTGATGAAGAACATCCATCTGTTTATTTTAAACAAAGATCAAATTCCGACGATAACAAAAATCCATATAATATGACCAATGACTTTGGCCATAACTCTGTACGCGTATTATCTACAGTTGGCAATATACTACAGGCGCATAAAAATAAAATGGAAGAAGAAGGTACTCCAATAAAAAGTTTTGATTTCTCATCTGACAAATCAGATAAAGGTAGAGAAAAGGCTTACGGAGCTATAACAAAAAGATATGGTGGTAAAGCAAATACCAAAAAAGAAAAAGAAGATCTTCTTCCTGGAATGTTTTCTCATTTTACAATACCAGTTAACAATAATAAAAAATAATTAGACATAAAAAAAGCTCCCGCGGGAGCTTTTTCATTATTGGTGGAATCTATCGGACTCGAACCGATCACCTACTGCGTGCAAGGCAGTCGCTCTCCCAGATGAGCTAAGACCCCAAATTGGAGCGAGTAGCCAGAATTGAACTGGCGAATCTTCGTTGGCAACGAAGCAGGTTACCTCTACATCATACTCGCATTAATGGTGGGAGATGACGGACTCGAACCGCCGACATTCTGCGTGTAAAACAGACGCTCTACCAACTGAGCTAATCTCCCGAGAAATATTAGATATCTCTTTTAATATTTACGATAATATCGTTAATGTCGCTTTCAATTTCAACAATCAACGTTGTTTCATCGAGAGCTACCATACCAACATTAACTGGCCAAGGAACAGCTTGCCAACCGTGTGCTGCAGCAAGATCAGTAATTTGGTTATTTACATCGGAATAATTCTTTCCGATAAATTGTTTAAACTCTTCCATGATTTACCTTTATAAAATGGCACCAGTTTAGGGAGTCGAACCCTAGCCTGCGGTTTTGGAGACCGCCGTGCTACCGTAACACTTAACTGACGCAAAAGTTGGCGGAGAGTGAGAGATTCGAACTCTCGGAACTGTTTCCAGTTCGCACATTTAGCAAACGTGTGCCATAAGCCTCTCGGCCAACTCTCCTTATTTATTAGAACTTAGCAGTTACGCCAACCATGAACTGGTCGCCAGTTGCATCAAAGTCCTTATCATAATTGCGATATACCTTCGCGCTTACGTCATAATTTTTAGCAACAGCATAAGTTACACCAGTACCAATTTGATGGCTCTGGTAACCATTAGCGTCTGTATCAAAAGCTGAACGGTAACGATAGGAAACTGCATTCAAAGTTAGGCTATCAGTAACTTTATAGTCAGCTGCACCATAAAGAGCGTAGTAACCGAAGTTAGTAGTTGTGAACTTCTCGCCAACACCAACCTTACCAGAAACAGTAACGCCAGAGAATGCAGGAAGAGCATAGCCAACCTGAGCTTCAAGGTTCTGGTTCAACTGGGAATCAGGAACCTGAGTAGTTTGAGCCATACCACCAACGCTGAAGCCATTACCTAGCTTGTGCGAATATGTAAGCTGATAGATGTCGTCAGTCTTGGAACCAAGATCACCTTTAGCAGTATCCTGACCATAAGCAACAGTCAAGCTATCAACGCTTGCAGCGGCTAAGACAGCAGCTGGAGCAGATACAGTAGCTACTGCAGGCGCAGCAGGAGCCTTTTTCTTTTTTGGAAGGTCAGTAGCATATGCAGTAGTTGCAACAAGAACAGCTGCAGTTGCGAGTAAAATATTCTTCATTAGTTTTTCTCCGTTTTGGGTTATCATCAACCGTTAATATTTAGTCTATGGCGGAAGGGGTGAGATTCGAACTCACGGTACGCTTTCACGTACTCAGGTTTTCAAGACCAGCGCATTAAACCGCTCTGCCACCCTTCCGTTATTACTTTAGTCTATTCCTCATTTCTGTGGAACTAAAATTATGTAATCGTGGAGCATTATAAAACAATTCAATACCACGATGTTGGCAAATTTCTCCACCAGTAAAAATCTTACCACGATATTCATCACCAAGAAAACGAACATCAATATGTAAAGTAGCTAAAAGATTCTGTAGATCTCGTTCGGTATCATATGGGATTATCTTATCAACCCATCTACAGCTATCTAGTTGAACCCATCGTTCAAATGTAGATTGAATAGGTCGTTGTTTTGTATCTGGCCGATCAATGGTAGGATCAGTATGTAATCCAACAACCAGATAATCGCAATTATTTTTGCACTCTTCAAGCATAACAAGATGTCCAGGATGCAAAAGATCAAACGCTGAACAGGTAAATCCAATTTTCATAATATACTCCATGATTGGTTGCGCAGCTAGGAATTGCACCTAGACCTCGAGCGTATGAGACTCGTGAGTTACTGTTTCTCTACCGCGCGACAAGCTTTGGTGCAAGTAATTGGAATCGAACCAATCTTGGAAGCCTTATGAGAGCTTGTCGACACCTTGCCGACCTACTTGCGAATATTTAGTTTGGTGCGGATGGAGGGACTTGAACCCCCAACATTTGGTTTCTAAGACCAACGCCTCTGCCAATTGGACTACATCCGCAATTTAGTATCAACAGGAACGAGTATGCATCCTCTTTTCAGTGCACGGGTTCCCATGGTTATGAGGCTTATACCTCCCCGACCACGCCAAGCAAGAGAGCCACACACCTATCGGGTGGAGAGCTTACTTGGCCGCGATGACTACACTGCCTGTTGAATAGTGGAGCGGACTAGGGGAATCGAACCCCTCGCTTCAGATTGGAAATCTGAGGTATTGCCACTATACGAAATCCGCAATTACTTATTATAGTTCTGTAAATAAAAATCTTTTTCATTAATCAGTTTTTTATACACTGAATTATAAAAATAAAGTTCGGCCATATCAGATCGATAATATTTGAATTTGTCTTTTTCTTTCTCAGGAAGAACATCGAACCATTCCCAAAAAGCTTTTTTAAATTCTTTATTATCAAAGTCCATCGATATGTCCATTAATGGAGGTTCCAAGAGGAGTCAAACCTCTGACCTTCGCGTTCGTAGCGCGACGCTCTATTCAGCTGAGCTATGGAACCAATATATTACTTTTTATTCCACCAGTTACTAACTGCCTTATATGCCTTTTCTACATCGGCTTCGACAGTGTCTGCTGTTTTAACAACAACAGGTTCAATGGCATTATATTCTTTCAATAGGAAAGAATCTACCTTAGTAAGGTCTGAATGCAAAGTATCTAGTTGAGAACGGAAAGAATTAACAAGTGCAAGAAGCTCTGTATGTTTGTTAACTTCATTAGAAAGATACTGGAGAATCTCATTTGACTGAGATAGAAGTACTGGATGTGCAGTAACTGGAGCAGCTGCTGGTGGAGTAGCAACAGTGGCTTCTACTGGAGCAGCTACTGGTGAAGTAGCAGTATTAGTATCTTGAGAGATATTAGTAATGTCAGTCATGATAGACTCCTTTCATATTGTGATTTAAACTATTTATATTGGCGATCCGTAGGGGTATCGATCCCCTCTCACTCGTTAGACAGACGAGTATCTACACCTGCTGATTCACGGACCTTTATAGCGCCACCAGAACATCGTCTAGGTACAATGACAGAGGCGGTAATTACTCCGCATGTTTTCCCTTCGCTTCAAATGCTTTTGACACGAATGTTCCAGTTATTAGTTGGAGGCTTGACCGAGAATCAAACTCGGATAGAAGGTTTTGCAGACCTTTGCATCATCATTCTGCCATCAAGCCGTATAACGTATTAAATTTTAAAACTCCGCAGTATCCAATTCCTACGCACTGCCTCAATTAATTAAACACACCCATTCTTTATCGCCGATCTTATAACGAGCATGTGTTTTTTTATCCATATCAAGACATTTGCCTTGATCTAGAGATTTTATAGGTCTAAATTCTAATCGTGCACCGATATAAACACCGTCAATGCCATCATTTTGTTTAGCGAACTGACACATTTCATATCGAACCCATGTAGTATTATCCCACTGCACCGCGAGGTAATCGCAGGGTACAGGCATTGATATCTCCTTAGAGATATTTATAGAGACCGTTGACCCGTTGGAGTCGTCACTGGTTATTTCCAGATCCCTGTTGCGCATCTTACACGTCGAGAGGCGTGGGTGGTACATAGTGGTGCTCCCTGACAGAATCGAACTGCCAATAGATGATTACTAAACATCTGTTATACCATTTAACTAAGAGAGCAAAATTGGGCGGGAGAGAAGGGTTTGAACCTTCAAGATATTGCTGAGTGTTTCCAAACAGCTCTCCCGAGGTTGTCGCTGGTCCGATTCGAACGGTGTCCTAGTGTTGACCATCTGCACTTCCCACAGTACTGACAGCGACTCAATGTAGCGGCTCTTTTCTCTAATCACTCCCGATAGATGCTGGCCAGCATAGGGCATAGAGGTCTGAACGGTGGACGCCACCCTTTCGCTACAGTATGGTGCCCCCAGTCGGATTCGAACTGACCACCTGATGCTTACAAAGCAACTGCTCTACCAAATGAGCTATAAGGGCAGAATTGGCTGGAAAGGTAGGATTCGAACCTACGACCAAGTGATTAACAGTCACCTGCGCTACCGCTGCGCCACTTCCCAAAACTCTATATTACTTAGTATACCTTATTTAGAGAATAAGTCAACAGATAAATATCAAATAACCTTATTAAGGAGAATAAAAATGAACTTATCTAAAATTAATGACTCAATTGCTCTTAAAACTGTTGCTTGGATGTCAAGCATTTGGTGCGTATATTTCTTTTTTATCTGGTCAATGTTACCAACTGTAATACCATCTCTACAAGATTTTGTATTTTACGTATCTGGCGGTATTATCCAGCTTGTTGCACTACCTCTTATTATGGTAGGCCAAAACCTTGCTGGTAAAGCAGCAGAAGAACGTGCAGAAGAAGATCACGAACATCTTGTAGAAATTTTAAAAGATATTCAAGAAGATCATCAGGCTCTTGCTGATCTAGTAGCATCATTAAAAAAGAAATAATATAGTGGTGGTTTTTCTTGTGTCAGGGAAACCACCAAACCCCGCATACGCAGCCCATCCCACGTTTCGCGTATGGCGGAGGCAGCTATCTGTGGGTCTGCCTTTAATGGTCAAAGTGGGTGGATTTGAACCACCGAGCTCCTCCTTCCAAGGGAGGCGGGAACGACCAGACTTCCCCACACTCTGATTGTATTGGTAGTGCGTAGGAGAATCGAACTCCTGTTGCCTGAGCGAAAATCAAGAGGCCTACCATTAGCCGAACGCACCATAATTGGTTGGCACAGTTGGTAACGATCCAACCACCCCTGTCTTATCAGGACAGTGCTCTACCTCTGAGCTATGCGCCAATTTGTACTAATACATGTTTTGTTTTATCTGGACTGAATAATACAACTGCATTATGATCAGTTACTTTCATATCATCTACCTTAATAGCGCCCTGATCAATCATACGTCGAGCATCTGATTTAGACTTACACAAATCAGATGCTACAAGACTATCAACTACGCTGATCCCTTGCCATTGTAATACTTGTTCAACTGTAAACATGATATACTCCTATATGGTGCTTAGAGACGGGGTCGAACCGCCGACACGTGGTTCTTCAAACCACTGCTCTACCAACTGAGCTATCTAAGCAATTTATTAACAAACTCTCTTAGCAACTTATGATGGTGACCACGATGAAAATAATCTGGCATATATTTCCATGTATCAAACCAAAACTCATTTGCCTCTGGATGCGGACCAATCAAACCTATATTACCTTGAATTATCGCAGCAGGATGACCCGAACCATAACTTCCTATGATTTGTGCTTTAGATATGTCTCCATCAAAAGTACATCCGTCATAGAAATATATTATTTCATTATTACCTTCCCACATTACTGGGACAACAGTTCCATAACTACGTTTTATTAATGCATCAGGCTGTTTAATATATTGAACTGCATCTAAGCTATCGATAATATCAAAGTAACGAGAACCAGCCCAATAAGCACCCATGCATATTCCAAGATATTTTCCTCCAGATTTTACATAATCATTTACTATTGCAGCTTTTCTCCAATGAAATAAATTAAAGAATTCTTCTGAGTCACCAATACCTCCAGGAAATATTATCATATCAAATTGACTTAAAAACTCAGGAGTAATATCAGTTTCATTAAAATAACTACATTTATGGAAATGGTTTATAGCATCTACAACACCAGAAGAAGATTGTTCAGAACAGTAAGGATGGTGTTTATAAATGCCGATATTTGCCATAACATCTCCAAATTGGTAGACTACCGCAGAATCGAACTGCGAACCCTCTGATTAAGAGTCAGATGCTCTAACCTATTGAGCTAGTAGTCCATATTTAGTTAGGAGCTCCCAGTAGGATTCCAACCTACATACTCCCCACGACGAGGAGAACTTGGGCAATGCTTTTTTCCGGTACCAGTACTAGAAGCAATTAGTTCATGGAAGCAAACTTTGGTGCCCGATCTAAACTGCAGTATACTACAGGCAGACTAGGACTTGTCGAGTGTTAATGGAATCTCGACCAACACAACATTGGTGAACCCAACAGGATTTGAACCTGTAACCTAGAAGTTAAAAGCATCTTGCACCACCAATTGTGCTATGGGTTCGTATATGGTGGGGCGGGTTGGATTCGAACCAACTCCGTTTCCTATGTGCGAGGTTTACAGCCCCGTGCCCATCCGCCGTCTGAGCAGCCACCCCTAAATTCGTTGCTGGTTACTGCCATCCAGCATCTCCCTTTTCGCGGAGTAGATTTAATTGGATAAGACGTTTGTGTCAAGCAGACCCCAGTGGCTGCGACTATACCCGATAATCAATACACAACTCTTGTCATCGGTGATTTACAGGTATCCATCCCCTGCAATTCTTTGGTACGGTCTACTGGGATCGAACCAGTTCTTTGAGTGCCACAAACTCATGTGCTGACCCTCAACACTAAGACCGCAAATCGATTGGCATTTGTTTTGTTAGATGATTGCTCATCTGCTCTCCTACCATCTCCGTAGGTGCTTCACAAGCAGTGCCATACTGCTACAATTAGTTATTTGGCTACTAGAAAGACTGGCATCCCTCGTTCGTACTCCTGCCAGGGAATACAGATACCAGCGCCTAGCCAGTACCTTCCAAAACTCTTTTATCTCTTCAAAGATACTACATAAAACCAAATTTCTGAGTCGGTTGCAGCCGTCATTAGCCATTGGTCAGGTTGTCTTAGAGCGGCATGATGGCCCAATCGCTCATTAGCCTATGCGTCCATAGGCGGTACCCCGTGTAGTATCTATGAAGAGATAACCGAAGTTATCTTTTCTCTCTAACAATGTCAAACAGCATCACAAGTATCATTATACCGTAAATTGAAAATAAGTCAACAACTATTTTCAACAATAAAAAAGGCGGGATTTTCATCCCGCCTCAAAGACCCAAATTTTGGGATTCTTTAGACGAGACCCGCTGCGAGTGCTTTGTAGCCTGCAGCGATAACATTGCGGGACGGTGTTCCAAAACGATACTTGTTAGTAACGTGTCCCTTTGAATTCGTATGTTCATTCTTATAAATCGAATAGCCCTTCATACGAAGCTGATAAACAGCATCATGTGGGTTAGCGATATTATAACGTGCAGAGATCTGCTTTGCGGTGAGTTCTTCACCGTTTACAACAAGAGCTTCGTACACCTTTTGTAGATTAGTCGTCATTAGTTTCTCCATTCACATTATTTAGTAATCTTACTATAGAAAAAGACAAAAGTCAACACTTTTTTTCAAAGAATGTCAAGTAATCGTCCGTTCATATCAACCGCTCTTACACGTTGATTAGGGAATTGAGATGCAAGACTACGCATCCCAGAAATAATATATTGCGAGTGATTCAATGTAACTTGATAAGTACGCCAGTTACCAGTTTGGTCTTGGAGTTGAATCTGTACGTTATCCATTTTAATCTCTCGTAATGGTTATTGCTTCTTTAATAAGAACAATCAGTTCTTCAATATCATGTGCCATAATTTTTGCGGTCGCCCAATTATCATTGCGATCACGTCCAGCGATCTCAATCATGAAACCGTTATCATACATTAGAACACTGAAATTATCGTTCACCTTGACTAGCTTATCTTTAATTTGCATCAACCTCTCCTCATTCTAGCGATATCCTGAGCATCTTGAATAGACTCAGCAAAGATTGGAACCATATTCGACTTATGCATCGTAGCAATACCAACGAGATTACCGCCAGTATATACTTTCTCAGGGGCTTTCGGACAATTACCGTTAATCCCTAGACTTACATAATCGGATCGATCAACAACCATAGTATCATTATACCTTGAAACCCAATTTAAGTCAACACTTTTCTTTCGCTTAATTTGAGTAGGATGAACGCCGTGCTTCATCAACCATGCGTCATGCTTGGATGTATCAGTCTTACTCTTAGCTTTACGGGGAGTCCTCGTCGTAGTAACGAAGGCAGGAAGAAGGTGCATCGTCATTTCATTTTCTCCAATGGTATTACCATTATACCCTATTTGGAGAAAAAGTCAACACCTATTATAGATGGTAGGGTGTCCTGTTTTTAAACATCTTTCTGACGATCTCTTTTACTGCAGATTGGAATGCCTGTTGGGCTTCTTTTTTAGCAGGAGTATGATGTTTTACTTTTATGTCATAAGCAGCAGCGCGATTTTCATGCTGTTCTTCATATGAGATAACATCTTGAATGTCGATCATTTTTTCAATGGCATTGAAAAGATTATCCAATTCTAAATCAATATTGTCCTTCGTCATAACCTATTTCCTCATTATTACTATTAAAGTTTTCAACGATTATATATCTTGCGTCTTTATCTAATTCTCTATAGGCTTCTAACATCTTACGCAATTTAAATAATCTATTAGAAATATCTTTAAGAGTATCATGACATGCTTTGTCGTTATGACCATCTTCTAGATCACTCAGTACTGAATCTAAATTCGAATCAGCTGAGTAATCTATATGGAACTTAGTCACCCCACCATCTTTATCTATTTCTTGTTCTAAGATAAGAGGTGGGAAAAGTAAATTAATTATTTCTTCTATTTTTTTGTCGGCTGGTGTATAAGTTTTCTTCACAATCTTCCATGGCAAATTCATTACGAACAGTACTCCCTAGTCATTTTCCAACAATTACATTCTTTACATCGAGTGCCTGGATTAGTTGTTTTACAATTTGTTTTAGCAATAGGTTTTTTCTTTTTAAACCTTTTCTTAACTTCGTTTATAGCAACTTCTATTTCCTGGCAGGTTTTCATTTCTTTTTACGCCCCATGTTATACTTGGCTTCAAGAGTCCATTCGTGCTTTTCTTTATGATTAATAATTTTAATCTGGCTCATGGAAGCAAGTGGTTCTTTGATTATATCCGATTCTACGACTTTTAAAAGACCCCAATCTTGAAGCAGCTCTGCTATTTTATTACGGCGACCTTTATCCTCATCAGAGAAATTAAAAGGTTTGCCATCAATAGCAAACATCTCCTTAAAGTGCACTATGTAATATTTACCTTGTTTGTGGAAGATATGGCATGATTGATATAGTTTCTTCTCTTTCCTAGAGGCTACACCAATTCTTGTTAGAGTTTCCTTAATTTTTAAGAAATCTTCTTCCTCTGCTATTCTCACCTCAATTAAAGAATCCAATAAGTTATTCATTTATGTTCCACCCTTTTCAAACTTGTTCTTAATTATTTTTATTTGTTCTTTAGAAAGGATGGACAGTGCTACTTTGGCTTTTTCATAATTATAGCCATAGTATTTCTGTATAGCATCAATCGCATCATTTTCTTTACGCTTCGCCCACTTAACAGAAGGTCTGCTAGCTGGACGTATTGTATTTATTAAATAATGGAATTGAAGTTTTGAATCAAGATGATGGTTGATATTCATCTCGTTAGCATATAGAATAGCATCTGAGTGATAGGATAACGCTCTATTACAAAGGAATGAAGAATACCCCTTCTCAGAAGCGGCATCTATCATTATATCTTTTTTTGTTTTAAGAATAGAATTGACAAAATCAAATGGGTTCATTATACGAACTCCAATTCCATCATCATCTCTGTTAAACAAGCCATAAGATTAATCTCGGAATCGGCCGAGAAAGCTGCTTGGTATTGATACCTACCAAGAAGAAGAACAAGAGCGGGTACACTTGATTTAACAAGAAATTCAGAACAATGGTCGTAGAGCTTCCGAAATATAGTATTTTGATCATTGTCAAGATTCTCGGCGACCCACTTACGGATGCCGCTGAAGTTTTTATCTTTCAACAATGAAACTAA